TTGCTAAAAACTTAGTAACAAAAGTTCGTGTAATGCACGCAAATTTACCGAGCTGGTTAAAACAACCTTGTGTTGAAGATAATAAGTTATCATTGAGATATAAAAATGGTTCACAAGTAAAAGCAGTATCAAGTGGTGAAGATGCTGGTCGTTCAGAGGCATTATCATTATTAATACTTGATGAGGCAGCATTTATTGATAGGATTGATACAATATGGGCAGCAGCATCTCAGACATTATCAACTGGTGGACAATGTATAGCACTATCTACACCGAATGGTGTTGGTAATTGGTTTCACAGAACTTGGATGGATGCAGAAGATGGGTTAAATGATTTTAATTTTATGAAGTTACACTGGACATCACATCCTGAGAGACTACAAGACTGGAGAGATGAACAAGATAAATTGTTAGGCCCTTCAATGGCGGCTCAAGAATGTGATTGTGATTTTATTACATCTGGTCAATCTGTAGTTGATGGTGTTATTTTAGAGGAGTATAGAACTACACAAGTTAAAGACCCAATTGAAAAGAGGGGTATTGATAGTAATGTTTGGATATGGGAGCCACCAAATTATACAAAAGATTATATAGTATGCGCTGATGTTAGTAGAGGAGATGCTACAGATTATTCAGCATTTCATATTTTAGATGTAGAGAGTTTAGAACAAGTAGCCGAATATAAAGGTAGAATGTCTACAAGAGATTATGGTAATTTATTAGTTAATATATCAATTGAATATAATAATGCTTTACTTGTAGTTGAAAACAATAATATTGGTTGGGCCGCTATACAACAATGTATTGATAGAGAGTATGATAATTTATTTTATATGAGCAAAGATTTACAAGTAGTAGATACTCAAAGACATATTAATAATAAAATTAATAGAATGGAAAAACAATTAATTCCAGGATTTACATTGACATCTAAAACAAGACCATTAGTAATAGCAAAATTGGAAGAATTTTTTAGAGAAAAATTAGTAACAGTTCATTCTCAAAGATTAATTGATGAATTGTTTGTATTTATATATAACGGAAGTCGTGCAGAAGCTATGTCAGGATATAATGATGACTTGGTAATGTCATATGCTATGGGATTGTGGATAAGAGAGACAGCTTTACGATTAAGAGCTGAAGGTATAGAATTGCAAAAGAAAGCAATGAATAGTATTACAACAAATCAAGGTGTGTATACACCAACAGATAACCAGAATGATTCTTGGGTGATGGAAGTAAATCAGAAAAAAGAATCATTAGAATGGTTAATTAAGTAAAGAGGTAAAAAATGGCTGATAAAAGTCTATTTGGTAGATTACAACGATTATTTTCTACAAATGTAATTGTAAGAAACGTAGGTGGCAAAAAATTAAAAGTTGCTGATACAAGTCGTACACAATCTATAACAAGAAACAATTTAGTTGATAGGTACCAAAAAATATTTACTGGTGCAGGCTTAAGTGGATATTCAGATTCACTATTAACTAAGTCAATGAGATTAAATCTTTTTAAAGATTATGAATCAATGGATAGTGATGCAATAATTTCAAGTGCTCTTGATATTTATGCAGATGAATCCACAATGAAATCTGAATATGGAGAAGTTTTAGAAATTAAAACTGATAATCATCAGATAAAAGAAATATTACATAATTTATTCTATGATATTATAAATATAGAATTTAATTTATGGCCATGGGTTCGCAATATGTGTAAATATGGTGATTTCTTTTTGAAGTTAGATATTTCTGAAAAATATGGTATTACAAATGTAGTCCCATTATCGGCGTATGATGTATCAAGATTAGAAGATCTAGACCCCGACAATCCAGAATATGTTAAATTCTTAATAGAGTCAGTTACAAATCAACATAGATATAAACAAGAAGATTCTGTTACAAAAGAAGAATTAGAAAATTATGAAGTAGCTCATTTTAGATTACTATCTGATTCTAATTATCTCCCATACGGTAAATCTCAAGTTGAAGGTGCTCGTAAGATTTGGAAACAATTAACCCTTATGGAAGATGCTATGTTAATACATAGAATCATGAGAGCTCCTGAAAAGAGAATTTTCAAATTAGATATTGGAAACATACCACCTACTGAAGTTGATAATTATATGCAAAAAGTTATTAATAAAATGAAAAAAGCTCCAGTAGTTGATGAAGATACAGGTGATTATAATTTAAAATATAATATGCAGAATATTACAGAAGATTTTTTCTTACCAGTTCGTGGTGGAGATAGTGGAACACAAATAGATTCATTACCAGGTTTAACTTATGAAGCAGTTGAAGATATTGAATATCTTAAACATAAACTTTTATCTTCATTAAGAATACCAAAAGCGTTTTTAGGATTTGAAGAACAAATTGGTAGTAAGGCAACACTTGCAGCAGAGGATGTAAGATTTGCTAGAACTATTGAAAGAATTCAAAGAATTACAATATCAGAATTAACAAAGATAGCTATTGTTCACTTGTATGCACAAGGTTATCAAGATGCAGATTTAGTTAACTTTGAATTAGGTCTTACAAACCCATCTACAATATATGAAGAAGAAAAAGTAGAATTATGGAATAATAAAACTTCACTTGCAAGTTCTATGTTACAAGACGGTTTAGTTTCTTCAGAATGGATTTATAAAAATATATTTGGATTTACTGATGAAGAAATACAAAAACTTGATAAAGAGATAGCATTTGATTACAAACAAAAATTCAGAAGGTCACAGATTGAAAATGAAGGAAATGACCCAGCAAAAAGCGGAGAAGCAACTGGAACACCATCAGATATGGCAATGGGTAGAACAAGTCACGAATTAGATGATTTGGGACCTAATGGAGGTTCACCTCCCGGCGGTTGGGATGGTGCAGGTAGACCAAAAGAAGGCCCTAAATATAGTAAAGATGGTAGTGCAAGAGGTAGAGACCCACTTGGAGCTCACGATAAGAAAAAGGGTGGTAGCAGTTCACGAAGATTTGGTAAACATTTAGCTTTAGCTCACTTTGATAAATTGAAAAAAACGATGAAATTTAATAAATATGATAATAAAATTATAACAGAGGCACAAGAACTAGAAGAAGAGTATAATAGTGAGATAAGTTCTTTAAGCGAAAGTGTTTCAAATGAATGATTATTATTTAACTTTATATTTATTTATGACATACTATATTAAACATTGGAGTATTTTATAATGGCTCGAAAATTGAAACATTCTAAAATAAAGAATACGAGTATTCTTTTTGAATTATTAACAAGACAAATTACAGCAGACGTTTTAGCTGGAAAAAGTACAAAATCAGTTAAAATTGTAAAGAAATATTTTAATGAAAATACTGAATTGGGTAAAGAATTACAATTATATAGAGTACTTTCTGAAAAATATTATGAATCTGCAGATAGAGCGACTCAATTAGTAGAAGCAGTTATTAAATCACGAAAAAAATTGAATACTTCAACGTTAAGGCGTGAGAAATACAATCTTATTAAAGAAATTAAAGACAATTATAATGCTAATGACTTTTTTAATGGTCGAATATCTAATTATAGAATATTAGCATCAATTTATAATGTATTTCAAGCAGAAACCATATCTACTATATTCGATCCCGAAGCAGTTGTTAATTCTAAATTTACTGTTTTAGAACATATTACTAGTAAAAAACTTAATTTAACTGAAACTAAAAATAAAGTTTTACGTGAATATAATAAAAAAGATAAAGATTTAAGATTATTAGCATATCAAATTCTTGTAGATAAATTTAATCAAAAATATAAAACACTAGATGAATCTCAAAAGAGTTTATTGAAGAATTATATTAATAATGTTAGCAATACAAATTCAATGAGAGAATATATTGATAGCGAAGTAGTAAAAATTAAAAAAACATTAAAAATTTACACACCTGAAGTTACTGATAAAATTACCAAGATTAAATTAACTGAAGCTATAAATCAAATAGAAAATTTAACAAAAGGTAGAATTGTAAAAGATAAACAGGTTTTAACCCTAATGCGATATTATGAACTAATCAAGGAGATTAAGAATGTCCATAAAAGTTGAAGTATTACGTAAATATATTAGAGAACTTATTAAACAGGAATTAGAAGAAGCATCCGTAACTGGTAATATAGATGGGGGTGCTGGTCCACCTAAAACTCCAGCAGCATTTCGTAAGAAAAATTCTAAAAAAATTAAAAAAGCTGGACACGAAGAAGGCCATAAAAAACCTGATGTATTTGGGTTTTCAAAAGTAAGTGAAGCTAAGTTTCATGTAAAAACTGAAATAGGTAGTGTGATAATTGACGCTGGTGGTAAAGGTGAGGCAGTTATGAAAGTTGCTAAAGCACTTAAAAAGGGTCGTAAAGGTATTATAAGTGTAAATAGAGTTGGTGTTTCTAAAGCAAAACAAGTTGATAAGAAACTTGAAAATGTAACAGAAGGTAAATACCACGATTATAAAAACGATGAATCTCTATCAGCAAAACAAAAAATTGGTTACTCAATGAGAGAGGTTCGAGATAAGTTAACTGAGTTAGATAAACTTGTTAAAATGAATGTGAGACTGAAGAATGAAATAGGAGTAGATTCTACATCCTATTGGAAACGAACTCACACGGCTATGAAAAAAATTAGTGAAAGGTTAGTTAAATTAGCTAATAAAGTCGGTCAACTTTACTAATCTTATCATGAAACCATCTTGGAATAAAGATGGACTTAATTTTTTAGGAAGATTATTAAGTCTATCTAATTTGAAGCGTCGCTGGCTCATAGAAGAAACTAAAGTCAGAGGTGAAGAACCCAATAAAATGGAAACTATTAATTTTATCAATAGATGGATAAAAAAATTAGAAGATTTGAAAAACGAAATTATTAAAACACGGAGTTAGATGTGAGACAACTTATAGTAGATTATTTACCATTTGAAATAAAACAGGAACAGATTAATGAATCCATGAAAGAAAATAATGGAAAATTGGTTGTTCGTGGTGTTTTACAAAGAGCTGAAGCTAAAAACCAAAATGGCAGAGTTTATCCTCGTGAAGTCTTAGTACGTGAAGCTAAAAAATATCATAAAGAATTTATTAAACAGAGTAGAGCAATGGGTGAATTAGACCACCCTGAAAGTTCTGTAGTAAATCTTAGTAATGTATCTCATAATGTAAAAGAGATGCATTGGGAAGGTGATAATTTATTAGGTGAAGTTGAAGTATTAAGTACACCATCGGGTAATATATTAAAAGAATTATTTAAAAGTGGAATTAAACTTGGTATTTCTTCTCGTGGAATGGGTTCAGTAG